GCCTTCTGCTTTCCCAGGGAATAACATCTGGAAGGGGTGAAGAATGACACTATTAAGACGTTCCATACAATCTCTGTTTAAGGCCAATACTGAACGGCCACCGATGGCAATTGCATCGGGTGCAACTTTGGCGGGTATCCAAAACGGTGGAGTGAACAATACCAACCAGGTAAGCCAGATGCAAGCTATGGCAACAACCTCATGGCTGTTTGCTGTGGTGGATAGGATAGCGGCATCGGCTGCGGCTGTACCCTGGGGGTTGTTTCGTTCAATGCCCTCTGGAGAATCCCAGTTGGTTCCCAAGCATCCGATTATGGATTTATGGCAATCGGTCAACCCCTTCTATACCAGGCATGAATTCCTTGAAACATCAATACAGCACTTTGAATTAACTGGTGAGATATGGTGGCTGATAGTCAGGAACCGTGGTGGTAGACCCATGGAACTCTGGCCTATCCGTCCAGACCGTATCAGGCCGGTTCCTCATGCAACCGATTTCATTGCAGGATATATCTACACTATAGGAACCCTCCAGATTCCACTAGAGCGGAAGGATGTTATATTCATCAGGCGACCAAGCCCGCTCGACCCCTACAGAGGGATCGGCACGGTGCAGTCAATGATGATGGACATAGGTGCAGAACAGATGGCCTCGCAATGGACTAGAAACTTCTTCAGCAATGGGGCAATGCCTGGGGGGATACTACAGTTCGACGAGGGTATGAGTGATGCGGACTTTGAACGGTTGGTATCCAGATGGACGGAACAACATCAGGGAGTGGCCAACGCCCATCGGGTGGCGGTTCTGGAGCGTGGTAAATGGGTAGACCGTAAGTTCAGTCAACGGGATATGCAGATGGAACAACTGCGGAAACTAAACAGGGATATTATCTTTGGGGCGTTCGGGGTTCCTGCAAGCGTGATGGGTATAACCGAGTCAGTCAACAGGGCTAATGCAGAGGCGGGGGATGTACTGTTCGGTAGGTGGATTCTCAAGCCCAGGTTGGAACGTATAAAGCAAGCGGTTAATGAACGCCTGGTTCACCTGGTGGACAAGACTTTGTTTCTTGATTATACAGACCCAGCACCAGAGAATCGGGAACTACATTTGAGGATTGCGGATACGGGTTTCAAGGGAGGTTTTCTCACCAAGAATGAAAGCCGTGCATTGCTAGGATATGGTGAGGCTCCCGAAGGTGGTGACGAGTTTATGGCTCCAGCAGCACCAAGTGTAGGAATCGGGGCTGCGATTGAGGATGCCATATCGAAGGCTGCAAGCCCTGTACACCCCGATGAAGTTAATGATGAGGAAGATAGTATGGAGGCACGATGGGCAAGGAGGCTGCGTGAGCAAAGAGATTCCCTGATCGAGTATCTGGAGGAGATAGGGACATGAATATACTTACCAAGTTGGAAGAAGCTGACGTTGATGGATTCAACTGGAATAGCTGGTATGAATATGAGGAAGAAGTGGTGGAGGAATTAACACGGGCGTTTGTGGCATCTTTTACGGCGGTGCTTCCTCTTCCTAATGATTATGTGCAGCAAAGGGCAGCGGTATGGGCTAGGAAGAGAGCCATTGAGCAGATTGAGTTGATAGCTGATTCTATCAGAGAACGTGTCAGAATTGTGATATCTACAGGAGTCAGGGAGGGGCAATCCATTCAACAGATAAGTCGAGCCATTACTGGAGACTGGGCTTTCAGTCCAGAGAAAGCCAGGATGATTGCCAGAACAGAAACGGCAAGTGCCTTGGGAAACGGTATGAAAGATGCAGCGGTTGAGCAAGGACGAGACGAGAAGAGATGGGTAACAGCAGGAGATTTCAAGGTTACTTCTGAGTGCCAAGCTAATGAGGAACAAGGGTGGATCGGTATTAACGATATCTTTACCAGCGGAATAGATATGATTCCTCAGCATCCAAACTGTCGATGCGTGGTGCGCTATAGAACCAGCGAGGCAGGTGCTGACGTGCCGTTACCACCACCAGAAGTACGACTCCAAGAAGAGTTCCGTTGCTCAGAGTGTAAGCGGCTCCTCGGTAAGGATGTCGGCCCTGGTACTCGCATCCTATGTAGGCATTGCAAAAAGGAACGGATTGCAGCCCATACCATTTGACAGCATAGAAACCATTGTGATACCTTAACGCAAACTGAATAGCCCAGAGGCTCCAGAAGCCCGATTTGAGCAGCATTGATTGCCTAGCTTTAGTCGGGCTTTTGTTATTGATATGCCATACGCTGATGAACATAGTTGTAGGTTACTGTCACCGACAGAGTTCGATGAATTCCGTCGGCAGAACAACTTTAAGCAAATAGACGGCAAGCGGGTGGACGCTATATGGGGACTCAGGAATGGCGGTAGTGAACTCCAGGCAGTACGGTATCCAAAGGATGTCTGGACAAGTGCAGATGCCAGGAGCCATTGCTCTGCACAAGACGGCCTACTGTTTGAACCCGCAAGCGGGCCACAGATACGGGAGGGAAACATGACCCATGTATCAAAGTTTATACGGCCAGAGGTGAAGATACTGGACAAGGCCACAGGAGTCATCTCCGCTGTAGTTTCTACGGAATCAGTAGATAGGGACGGGGATGTAATACGCCAGGGGTATTGGGATTTGGAACACTTCAAGTCGCACCCCATTCTCCTCTCCTCCCATAACTACCGAGGGCTAACTAACCAGATCGGGCATTGGACAGATATGGGAGTGAAGGATAACAAGCTGGTTGGCGAGGCTCAGTATTACTTGAAGGCAGGAAACCAGGAAGCCGATTGGGGCTTTGTCCTGGCAAGCAAGGGCATGGCAGCGTTCTCGGTAGGGTTCGTTCCGGATATGTCCAAGGCTAAACAAATAGAAGCCAACGGCAACCTGTCATATGAGTTCAATGGGCAGGAGTTGTTGGAGGTTTCCCAGGTAACAGTTCCAAGCAATGCGGATGCGTTGCAGTCATTCAAGGCTTTTGGGCTACACCCCGAACTTGACCAGATGGTGACCGAGATGTTGCAGGAGATAAAGGTTGACGAGGTAGTGGAGGAAGTTGTGGATACGCAACCCGTTGTTCAGCCAACCTTTGATTATAGGTTATTGGCCGAAGAACTGTTCGGTCACATTAAGTCTGAGTTGCGTGTTCTGGTACACGAGCAACAGCACAATGAAACAACCAGGGTGCAAGCCCCGCTTCCCGATGTTAATGACATCGTGCGGAATGTTATAGATTCATATAAGGAGGGAAGGTAATGTCAGAGATAAAGAGTCAAGCAGAACTAGAGGAAATGCTTAATGACCCCGAGAAACTTAGCCGTTATGTACAGGAGAAGTCTCTGGAGGTTATTGGGACATCTGTCAAAGAGCAGATGGACGAGGCATTGAGAGAGGGTGCGGTTAATCGCCCACCAATGTCCGAGGAAGCTATGGTGGAAGGCCAGAGTGTACAGGGTAAGAATTTTGGTGGTGGTTGGGCCGGTGGGGATGACACGAAGATAAACGTAGCACGGGAAGCCAAAACAATGGACGGACAGTTCAAGAACTTTGGTGAATTCCTTTCTTCCATTGCTCCTGGCACGATAAGCCGAGGTATGGACAACAGGTTGAAGGTGTTGGGTGAGGGTCAGGGTGACCAGGGCGGTTTCTTGGTTCCAGAGCAGTTCACCTTGCAACTCCTCTCCCTGGCGTTGGAGGAAGCGGTTGTACGCCCCAGGGCGTTCCGACTTCCTATGAGCAGCTTGAACCTCTCGCTCCCAACCATAGTCGACACGACCCATGCGACGAATGTGTTCGGAGGCGTGAGAGGCTACTGGACTCCAGAAAGCGGTAGTTATACATCAAGTGAGCCTAGTTTCGGACGGGTGACACTTACTGCTAAGAAGCTGACTGCCTACACAAGTGCAGCCAACGAACTCCTGGCAGATGCAGCCATCAGTTTAGAAGCCCTGCTCATGAGGTTGTTCCCACAGGCACTTGCCTACTTTGAGGACGACAGCTTTATAAATGGAATTGGTGGAGGACAGCCCGTCGGCATCATCAACGCAGATGCCTTGATTACTGTAGCCAAGGAAACAGGCCAGGCAGCCACGACAATAACAGCCGAGAATGTTGACAAGATGTACAGCCGGATGCTTCCAAGCAGTAGGGCAAGAGCCGTATGGTTAGCGCATCCTGACACCCTGCCCCAGATCGTAGCCATGTCCAGAAGCGTTGGTACTGGTGGCAGTTCTGTGATGATGAATAATATGTCCGGAGCCGCACCCGCAAGCATATATGGCAGACCTCTTATTATGACAGAGAAATGCCAGACCCTTGGAACGGCAGGAGACATCTTCTTTGTAGACCTTGGTTACTATGTAATCGGGGACAGACAAACACTAAGCATGACGGCATCGCCTCATGTACGGTTCCAGAACGACGAGACTGTCTGGAGGTTTACATCCAGGCTAGACGGGCGGCCCTGGCTAGAGTCGGCCCTAACACCTCGCAACGGTTCCAATACTCTCAGCCCATTCGTTAACCTGGCTACCAGGTCATAAGGAGGCATGACATGGCGTTAGAAACAATAGAGGCTCCAGGTGGAGCAGGACTGCAAGTTATGTGTCCGCATTGTTCAAAGATGCACGATGCAGAGGATTATCCTCCCAGGTGCAGACGGTGCGGAACGATAATGGACTCCCAAGCAGTAAAGGTGAGTGACCTTGCCGAAGCTGTTAAAGAGAAAGCCTAGTGGTGCAGGGGCAAAACTTAGCCCCTGACACGAGCAATAGGAGGTAGACATGGCTATGAGACTAAGCGAACACGCATCAATAACGATTATTGAAACGGCTGATATCGGTGGCACAAATGCCACAAGCGGTTGGTTATCCATGAAGAACTACTCCAGAGCGTTGGGGTATATCGAGCTTGGCACTTGGGATTCTTCAGATGACCTCGACGAGGCAAGATTCCAACAGGCAAGCGACTCATCTGGAACAGGGGCGAAAGACCTAACCACAGATGCGTCAGGTGGCAACTACGATACCGACAACCCAGTCGATGCAGATGGTAACTTTGTCATTATTGAAATCAGGGCCGAAGATATGGATGTAGACAATGGCTTTGACTATATTCGATTGTATGTAGCGGAGGGTGGAAACACAGGCACAGACAATGTTACTGGAGTGGTAATCCGCTACGGATACGCATACCCCAAGAAGGAACTACAGGGCGCAGCCTCTACAGGGGCGCAAGTCTATGTGGACGTAAATACATAGGATGAGTCAGCGAGTTATTTCTGGCAATAAGAATAATATCCCTGGGGGGTTGGAGCCTATGGAATGGGCTGCGAAGGTTTGGGACGTTATGGATGAGCAGGGAGTGAGCCAGAACGAAGCGAAACTAATCGTGGCTGCCCGATATGCTAAGGCACAAGGGCAGCCCACGGTAGATAAGATGGTTAAAGAATCTCGCAACAAGGGTCTGTAACCCCGAAAAGCGTAAGGAGTAAGAAATGGCTAAGACAGAACTATTTGTAAGAAAAACAAGTGGCGGAGTTTATGTAGTAAATCCAGAGTCACAGACTACAGGGAACATCTTTTTTGTAGATAGTGGCTCCTCAACTGGTGGAACGAGTGCAGGGTATGGAAGCAATCCAGATGCGCCGTTTACTACTATCGACTCGGCTATCAATCAGACCACGGCCAATAACGGAGATGTCATCTATGTCATGGCAGGGCATAGTGAAACTCTAACAGGTGCGTCCGCTATCACCTGCGATGTTGCAGGGGTGACTATTATTGGGTTGGGTAGAGGAACGGCAAGACCCACTCTGCTCCTAGATGCAGGAGCGTCTGTATCCATAGTAATTAGCGCAGCGAATGTCCGATGGGAGAACGTGGTGTTCTCCGCAGGTCATGCAGACATAACAGTGGCGATTGATGTATCAGCAGCCAGTGCAGAGTTCCACAAGTGCGAATGGAAAGAGAACACAACCGCCGAGAACTTCCTAACCTGCATACGAACAAGCGCATCGGCTAATGCCTGTGACGGACTAAGCGTTACCGAGTGCGTTGCAACGACAGTTGATACAGCCAGTGTCAACTTCATAACGGTCAGGGAAGATACTGACCTGTTGGTGATGAACGATAACTTTATTGAGTTAGGTGTAAATGATAGCAATGCCATTATTGGCGTGGCATCTGGTAAAGACCTGACATCAGTCAGGATTCTTAGGAATTATATCTATAGATTAAACACGGCAGGAGACTTACTGGTGGACAGTGATACAACGGCCAATAGTGGCTTAATAGCCCACAACCGAATCGGTCATGCCGATACCGCATCTGAGGTTCTTATAGATGCAGACGGAGTAAGGCAATTCGATAACCTGGGAACAGCCACCAACACCGCCTCTGGGTATGTACTCCCAGCAATAGATAGTTAGGAGATTTAAGTGGTAACTGAAACAGAGCGGGAAAGAACCGAAGAAGAAGCTGATGCAGCAGCCGAAGTAGCAGCCGAAGAAGCTACTGAGCAAGAAGAAGCTGAAGGGGATGGTGACGGCGAGGAAGAAGAAGAATCAGAGGGGGAATAGGTTATGGCAGGAAGCGTAACGATTTCTTATGAGGATCACGAGTCTGTTAAGTATGTTGAGTGGACATGGACAAGTGATGGGTCTGGAGATGTGTCTGGAGAAGATACGAAGAGTGTAAACGGACAGGTGCTAAGATGGGCTACAAACCCATCTAGCACCGCCCCGAGTGCAAACTATGACATAGTGGTCAATGATGAGGATGGCATAGACTTAGCTGCGGGTGGATTAGCGAACAGGCATACATCTAGCTCAGAGCAAGTTCTGACGGGTGGTGATGCGAAGGACGGAGCCGCCTTTCATGGCAAGCTGTCCCTGGTTGTGAGCAATGCAGGTGATAGCAAAATAGGAACTCTACGAATGTATTACAGATGAGGTGACTGAATGACTACAGGCTCAAGAACCGAAGGAGTTAAGGGCATAGGGGCAGAGGGCTTCATCCGAACGGTTAAGAACCTAACTGTCACAGGCGACCTCGTTGTTCACGGTGAGACAAGAAGCACGATCGGAACTGGGGCAGCCTTTTGGGAAGTTGCCGATGCCAATGCCAACTACTGGGCGTTTGATTTACCTGTGGGGGGTGATATCAACGTGCCTGTTGTTGGCTTTGGTATCGCTTTGGACGGAGTAGACCTTGGGTTATTCGACGGCATAACGCAAACAACGGTTGCCGTTATTGATGCTGATAGGGATAGTTTCATAGCCCTGGACTTCTCTGGTGACGATGCCTCTAGAATCAGATCAAATACTACCATCAACGTTGTACCGACAGGAGCCTTATCTGTAGGTTCTGATGGCAGCGGCAACGATGTAATCTTCTACTCTGGTACATCAGGAGATAACCTTACCTGGGATTCTTCTGAAGAAGTCCTACAGATTACAGGAACCAATGGGCAAACATCTCTCGATGTATTAGATGGAGATGTTCGCATTGTGGACAAACTCTACTTCTATGATAGGGGTGGTGAGTATATGTCCTCCGATGGTTCTACTCTAACGGTTGCGGGAACAGTTGTGTTCAGTGGCAGCATAGAGGTGCAAGGTTCAACCACTACGATTAGTAGTTCAACTACTGTTATAGATGACCCGCTATTCCATCTGGGGAATGACAATAACGCAGACAGCGTAGACCTGGGTATCTTTGCTGAGTATACCGACTCAGGCAAGAAGTTTTCTGGTTTATTCAGAGATGCTTCTGATAGCGATAAGTGGAAGCTATTTGCTACCTCTGGAAACAGCCATGAAGAACCAACCACCACGGTAAACACTACCAGTGGCTTCACATTAGCCAATTTAGCGGTCAATGAACTTGAAGGAACACTTGCTACGGCAGCACAGACTAACATCACTTCTATAGGAACCCTAGCTGCATTACAAGTGGATTATCTAAACCTCAATGCCAGTACGTTACAGATTACTGACAGTTCTGACACCGGTGACTTGATGACAATAGCCGTTGCCACACATGGAGCAACCACATTAACCACTACAGACGACGATGCAGCCGCAGCCGATTTGACCCTGGATGTAGATGGGGAGGTGGTCATAGACCCTGCGGATGCAGCAGGAACCATCTTCAAGCTGAACGGTACAGCCCAGGTAAGTATTATTGATGGCGTAATCAAGCCGGCATCTACTAATGATATCGACCTTGGAACTGCTGATGTTGAATTCAAAAATGCCTACTTTGATGGAACGGTTACAAGTGATGCGTTTGCCGGCCCTTTATCTGGCAACGCTACAACTGCAACAGCATTAGCAACTGGCAGAACGATTGCAATGACAGGCGATGTCGCCTGGACATCCGCATCCTTTGATGGGTCAGGTAATGTAACAGGGGCGGGAACTATCCAAAGCACCGCAGTCGAATCAGGTATGTTGAACAACAACGTTATCTCTGGACAAACAGAGTTAGCAGCAACTGGCCTTGCATCTGAAGATGAACTGCTGATTAGTGACGGTGGAACAATCAAGCGGTATGGAGTAGATAATCTGATTAAAGACTCCCCTGCTTTATTAGCAGACACCACCATAGCTGACGGCGACTTCATTGTGTTCCTTGATGGGGGTGGTACAGGTACAGCTAAGAAGGAAGCATTGGCAGACCTGGTAGGGGTTATCGCAGGAACGGTAACAAGTACAGGGTTATCAGATGCGAATAGTGTCCTCACGCTAGACATCCAGAACATGACCGCTTCTACAACCATCGCCGATGCTGACCTAATCGTCATTGATGATGGTGCAGGGGGAACGCTCAGAAAGATGACTAGAGCGAACTTTATAGAAAGCGCAGCCCTGGATGCTATCAACATAGACGGCGGAGCGATTGATGGAGTAACACTAGGAACAAACTCTGCCATAACAGAGGCAGTTATAGATGACATAAACCTCAATGGCAAGGTCATCACGATGACAGGTGATACGAGTGATACCGTTGTCTTTACCGCAGGAACCAATGGAACCCTTTCAATTGTCACTACCGATGCGGCAGCAGCGGCAGGGAATATACAGATAACAGCAGATGGAACGGTAGATATAGATTCTGTAGGAGCCTTGACCCTGGACTCTGGTGCAGCGATTAATCTAGAGCCAGCATCAGGTTCAGCTATCTTGCTTGATGGGGTTTGGACATTTGACGGAAGCGTTGTCACTCCTGTAGCAACAGCCCACAATGCAGCAGGAACGGGGGTAAGCATTGCTGGAGGCAACACTACAGCAGGAACCACGAGCAACATATCTGGCGGGGCTTTAACGATTCAAGGTGGACAGGGCAAAGGTTCTGGAGCGGGTGGAGACATTATATTCCAGACGGCAAATGCGGGCGGGTCTGGAAGTTCTCTGAACTCACAGGCAACCGCACTCACAATCAGCGATGACTTATCAGCTACATTTACAGGAGTTGTAGACCTGACAGGTACAACAGATTCCACTGATGGCTCTGGTGATACAGGGATATTAAGGGTAGAGGGTGGAGCCAGTATAGCTAAGAAACTATTTGTCGGCACTGATTTAGATGTAGACGGCACAGCCGAACTGGACAATATTACAGTAGGCGGGTCACAAGGTAGTGACGGACAGGTCTTAACTTCTACTGGTAGTGGGGTAGCATGGGAAGATGCTGTTGGAGGGGTTAGTGCGACAACCAATGGAGCGGATAATAGAATTGTCACCTTTGTTAATTCTACTGCTATCAATGGAGAAGCCAACCTAACCTTTGATGGAAGCGATATGCAACTAACTGGAACTTTAACAGTTGGCGTGGATGATACAGGACATGACGTTAAACTCTTTGGTGCAACCGCCAGTGCATATCTCTTATGGGATCAATCAGAAGATAAGCTACTAACAGCAGGGAATACGTTTATAGATATTGCCCAAAACAAATTGATGATAGGTGGCACAGCAGTCACTACAACCGCAGCCGAGGTGAATGTCCTGGACGCTGTTTCAGCAGGGTCAGTGACAGCTAGTTTGGCAGTAGTAGTTGATTCCAATAAAGACATCGGGTCATTTAGGAATGTTACTCTAACAGGGGAATTGGATGCAGCAACCCTAGACCTCTCCAGTTCAGCGGATATCGCCGGTGACCTGGTTCTGTCCGGTGGTGCTGATGGGGCGTTGCAGTTTACCAACGCAGGGGAGAATAGCATCAAGATTCCAGACGACCAGGCATCAGCCCTGATAATCGAGGAAGCCAATAATGCCTACATCACGTTCACTACTACCAACAGTTCCGAAGCTATCACGGTAGCCAAAGCAACCACGTTCTCAGCAGCCGTTGACCTTGGCTCTAATACACTCACCACTACAGGCAGTCTTCAGATACGCACCATTGATTATAGTGACGGTGACCTTTCTGCAACTATTGCTGATGGTGGAGGAATTACATTCGCACAAGATGTCGCGGTTGCTGACAGTAAGTTTATTGAATTTGAATCAGCAGCAGGAACCCCGACTACCGATAATACTGTTCAAGGAATCGTTATAGAGTTTCTTGCGGTTGAAGCTATTACCCAGTTTGATGCTGTATATGTCAGCACAACGACAGGCAGGGTTGGAAGGGCAGACGCTAATGATGCTGCCAAGATGCCAGTCATAGGGATTGCCATTGAAGCACAGGGTTCTGCCGGCAGTTCAGTTCGTGTACTTACTCATGGTGTCTATAGGGATGACGGTGGATTCGGCGGTAATATGACCGTTGGTGTTGACCTGTACGCCCCAGAAACACCAGGGACTCTCACCACTACTCGGCCCAGTGATGACGGTGACTTCATCCAAGTTATCGGAGTTGCAACTGGTGTTCGTAGTGCGTTTATTAACCCATCCTTAGACATAATCGAGCATGCATAATGGCACAAGAAGTTGAAAAAATAAATGGTATTGCCTTTGCCAGTATTGAAAAGGTAAACGGCAGGACTGATGCTAATATCGAAAAGATAAATGGCATAGAGTTTTCAGCCCCGTCCTTCGGCCCTCCTGCTTTTGTTCAGAGTGTAGACCGAAACTATGGAGCAGCGTCTTCTCCTGTGACAGGAGATATCACCGTAGGCTCTGGGACTGGTCGAGCATTGATTGTGTCTATGCAAGTACGAGATGATGATGGAGCCGTAGAGACTACAGGCTGTACATTTACTCTGAGCGGTGGTAGCGCAGAGACCTTCACTAAACTTGTAGACGTTGGCCCTGCTGCTATGACAGACCAGTTCGGGTCTGACCCATATCATGAGCTTTCGATATGGGGCTTGCTGAACCCTTCTAGCGGAGCGGGTACGGTCAGTGCAACAATGAACAGAACAGCAAACTATTCAACTGGAATGAAGATTATAGAGTTAACTGGTGTGAAGCAATCTGGCAGTATAGCTACAGTTTTGTCTGGAACAGGATCAGCGACAACTTCTCAATCTCAGGCCATATCCACAACGGCAGGACAGATAGTGATTGATACTATTTCTCTATCGGATGCAGCAGCAACCAATGGTGCTGTAGGTGGTGGCCAGACCCAAGTTGGAGCCTTTACATCAGGTGGTAAAGGTGGCAGCTACGAAACAGCATCAGGCGCATCAACAACTATGTCGTGGTCATGGGATAACACCAGCGACGTACTATGGGCTATAGCAGCAATCATTTCGGATGTTTACTCGTAGGAGGACTTACCCACATGACTAGGTCAGGGAATTATGTGTACATTCTAAGAGACGGTGATACATGGAAGGGGTATCTAGAGACTTTTGGTGGTTCATCGCCTTTATTGAACGAGTTATTACTGACCGCAGCAAGTATCAATGAGGCTATTGCCCAAGCAGAAGCCCGTGGTTATATCGTAGCAACCGCCGTACCAGCGAGATAGAGGAGAATTATGTCAGAAGATAATAGGATAGAGATACCAGACAGTGCAAAAGAATCCCTCCGATTGCTGTATTCACAGAAGCAGCAAGCAGAGAGTAATATTGCATTGTATCTTAGAGCGTTGCAGGATACGCTAGGAATCACAGGACAAGGGTGGAGTCTTGGCTTAGAAGATATGGTCTTTGTCCAGGCATCTCCTAATGGAAAGGCGGACGCAGATGTCGTGGGAGCAACTGCAAGCGATTCTCAAAGAGAATAAAACAACCAGGGCGATTGAGGAACGTGACCCGCCTGTAGCGTGTCCGTTTGATGGGGCTATCCTAGACATACACCCCAGGGGGAGAAGGAACTGCCCGATGGGAAACTATACTTGGACAGGTGGAAGCAAAGCATAACAGATTAGAATAGCCACCTATCCATAGAAAGCATTGGAGCGAGATGGCAAATTGGTATATAAGCAGAGAGCGATTTAAGATTGCCGCTGGTATAACTGGCGGTCAGTTTAATGATGGCATTGAACGAATCATAGAAGCGGCAAGCCGTGATATAGAACGTTGGACTCGCAGACACTTCATACCCAAGACACAGACCCGTCTATACAGGTGGCCTCAACGACGGCCAGGGTTGGCGACGGTGCTATGGGTAGACCAGGACTTGCTTTCGGTCACAACCCTACAAACCAAGGCTCAGAACACTAGCCCCACAACCATCTCCTCATCCGACTATTTTCTTGAGCCATACAATCCAGAACCGGACGGCAATAGCAGATACAACCGTATCGAGATTGACGAGTCCAGCACAGCCTCGTTCGAGTCAGGGGATACACCACAACGCTCTATCAGCGTTGCGGGTTCCTGGGGTTGGGGCAACGAGACAAAATCATCTGGAGCAGTTGATGATTCGGGTGGTATTAGTTCAAGTGACACGACCCTGGTAGTATCTGATGCAAGCAAGATAGATGTCGGGGACACCCTGTTAATTGATAGTGAACAGATATTCGTTTCAGATCGCAGCTTTGCAGCCAGGGGGAGTATCCTCTTGGATATGGGAAGCGACCTGGCAGCAACCAATGCTACAGTTACGGTTACCCTGGACAGCAGTCATGGCATAGTAGCGGGGGAGGTCATCCGCATAGGGTCTGAGCAGATGTATGTCGTATCGGTTAGCACCAATGACTTAACAGTTATCAGGGCATGGGATGGTTCTGTCCTTGCAGCACATAGCAACAATGCGGCCATCCATGTGAACCGAACCCTAACCATTGAACGAGGGCTGAACGGTACAACCGCTGCATCCCATTCGGATGATGCGACTATCAGTAAGTACACCCCAGATAATGACGTTGCCAGGTGGTGTCTAGCCGAGGCGTTATCTACCTACCACCAGGAGAACGCAGGGTGGGCAAGGACTACAACTGGCACGGGGTTCGTTAATGCAGGGACATTCCCAGACAGAGAATTGGAAGGGGCGACTGTAACCCAACTCCGCACTTCAATGGTGGCCTATTACCGGAAGACCAGGGAGGCGGTGGTTTAATGGGATTTGGGTTAGAGGTAAAGGCCAGTGGCCCGTTATTTAATAGACCCAGGAGGGTCACGAGGAACACTACAGAATTGTTCATCAGGAGACTGGTAGAGATGGGTGAGCAAAGACTTGATGGAATGCTGGCTCCTCGTCCTCGTGGGGTGTATTTGTCCTTCCAGGCAGCAGAGAGAAATAGGGTAGGTTCGGCCAGCACTGGTCATTACAGGCGAAATGTTAATGGCAAAGTGCAAGGATTGAAGGGCGAGATTAGTGATGGGAATGTGGTCTATGGGCCGTGGCTGGAAGGTATATCTTCAAGGAATAGCCCTCTGCGATTTCCTGGGTATGCAGCTTTTAGGAAAACGGGTCAATGGTTAAATCGACAAGTTAAGAATGAGGCGAGAAAGTTCGTTAGACAACTTGCCTCCAGAATGAATGGAGTGTAGTGGCCTTTGATATTAGTAGCAGCCTTGATGCAGTAAAGACCTATGTGCAAGACATAGGATTGTTTCAGTCTGTCCAGATCGGAGAGCCTAAACAGCCTCTGTCACAAGGATTGCATACTGCTGTCTTTATGCAATCCGTGGGGGTCAACCTGATATATGCAGGAGGCCAGACCAGGGAGAATCACGTTGTCATTATTAGAGTGTACAAAGATATGCTTGCAGCAGAATCCGATCCACAAAAGAATATAGAAACAGAAGTGGCAATTAGTGTATCCAAGTTAATGGAGAACCTTCTAGGAGATACAGACTTAGAATCCAGCATTATGTCCATAGATGCTGCTGGCATGGATGGTACTCAGATGCGGGTCGATTATGGGTATATAGATGTCGGGGGTAGTATGTACCGCATTGCCGATATAACCGTCCCTCTTATAGTTAATGGGAGCGCAACCCTAGCAGGAACAGGAGTATAGAATGGCGAAGCAATCTGGAATCAGCGATGCAATATATGTCGGGGGGCGTGACCTATCTGGCAACGTGACCTCGATGGATACGGTGAGTTCAAGACGGGCTACCATAGACACCCCAACCATAGACTCGGCGGCTATGGTTAGACTACAAGGACAGGCCGATGGAGAGATAACGGTAACATCCTGGTTCGATGATGGAACCCATCTGGAACACGCTGCATTCTCCCCATTGCCGACGACGGATGTACAGGTTCTATATTGCAGGGGGACGGCTGCTGATAGTCCGGCTGCAGGGCTGGTAGCTAAGCAAATCAACTATGACGGCAGTAAGTCTCAGGACAAGGCATTGAGCCTGAACGTGCAATGCTTGGGGCAGGGGACTCCAGTTGAATGGGGGGTGTTGCTACAGGCCGAGGCTACGCATTCAAGTGCCAGTAGCAGTTCATCCAAGGATGATAGCTCCTCTAGTAGCAATGGCATTGCCGCCTATCTACAGTTAATAGACATCAATAGTGGCGCACCGACAATCAAGTTACAGCATTCGTCTAACAATTCCAGCTGGTCAGACCTGATAACCTTCACGGCGGTGTCTGATGGTAATGAGCCAACAGCGGAGCGCAAGGAAGCATCCGGAACGGTGAACCGATATTTGCGGGTAACCTCAACAGGGACATTCAGTAATGCCAAGTTCGTTATTATGTACAGGCGAGGAGAGTCTGTGGATGTTACAGCCTACGCATAGCAATCACTTTGAGGCGAACTGGCCTAGCCGCACCCATTGGCAGACGGCGACCTGTCGAGAGGTTGATTGTCCTCAGTATCTTATGGGATGGGTTACGAGGGTTGAGAAGGGTAGTAAGAACGATAGGTATCTAATATCAGTAATGAAAAACTTTAGCTGCAAACGTATGGACGAAGGGGAACTCGTTGCTTATTATTTTGAAGCAGGGCAGACTTGTTTCAAAGGTCAAGCAAGAGCGCATAAAAAGAAGTTAGATCGTGGCCCGTGGCTCACCAAAAATAAATATGGCAGGAATGAGGGGAATTTAGAACGTCAAGCAATGGAATACAATCGTTGGACGGACGAATTTAACGAGGAAGTATATAAAGCTAATAGGAGGTAGAGATGGCGAAGGAAGCACCGACAATGACTGTGGCAGTGGATGATAGTGGAGGGTCTGCGAGGAGTATCGAAAATGACTTGACCTCAGTAGACTGGGCAATACCCAGGGGAGTCCAAGATGTAACAGGCGTAGACAAGGCGGCTATTGAGCGACTATTACTCTTGTCTGACTTCAGCATCACCATGAACGGGGTGTTCAACGATGCAAGCAACGTGTCGCATGATGTACTGAAGACCGTGGCAAGTGCTACGGCATCTCGCACGATTACCCTGGTGATGTCAGGCCAGACGCTCCCTACAGAGTGTTTCATCACCGATTACGCTTTAACCCGTGCGTCATCAGGAGAGTTAACTTTTACGGCTCCTGCCGTATTGCAGAGCGGTACAGCACCAACTTGGGCATAATGAAATAGGAGGGAGTCATGGTAGCCACACAGAAAGCAGTGAACGGCTTTAGTATTCCCAAGCGCACAGCCCGTCTAGTCTTCAGTGGAGATTATGAAGGAGCAGAGGTTGTGGTGCGTTTGGATGTTTCGGTTGGAACTTGGTTGGAGATACAGGAAATGTTGCAGGGCGAGAAACAGATGGAGGTCTATGCTCTATTTGGTAGGGCGGTTCTAGAAAACTGGAACCTTCTCGATAGCGATGGGAACCCTGTAGAAGCAGACAGCAAGGGGATGCACTCTATTCCGATAGCCCTTGCTAACATTATTCTTGAGCAATGGACTCAAGCGATTGTAGGAACACCAGCCCCTTTAGACGAGAACTTGAACGGTGGAGGGCCGTAGGTGGTGGGATAGATGAAGACGGCAATGTGGTGAAGGAACCCTGGACACTTATGAAAGTCAGAATGATAGATAATCTATGCCAGAGGTATAGTTGCTTACCGTCGCAGTTATTAACGGAAGATATCAGTTTACTGTTTGAGATTCATAATGTGACCACCTTGGCAGGAGATCACGAATCACAAGAACATCAGCAACTTAGCCCAGAACAGTCTATGGCTCAAAACCTAGCGAATCTGTCAACGAGTATGTGATATGGCAAATGAAGTAATCATCAAAGTAAAAGCCGATACCGATAAAGCAGAGCGTGGATTTAAGGATGTTGGCACTCGCTTACAGAGCCTTACCAAACACGCTAAAACGGCTGGTGTCGCCTTTGCAGCGATAGGCGTTGCTGGTACTGTAGCCATCAAATCATTCGTTGCTGCTGCTATGGAGCAGAGGAGGGCTGTCTCTACTCTGGCTGCAGGTGTAAATAACTTAGGAATCAGTTTTGCTTCTGTCGAAAAACGGATAATGGATACGACCAGTGCGCTCCAAAGGAAGACCAACTTTGGAGACGAGCAACAGATAAGAGCATTGGCTTTAATGGTTCCGATTCTTGGCTCAGTAGACAAGGCTCTGGAGGCATTGCCAGCCGTTATGGATGCTGCTTCAGCATCGGGTAAGAGTCTTGAAACTGTATCCGGAACTCTCACAAGAGCATTGTCTGGTCAGGTTAACCAGGCGATAAGTATTGGGATGAACTTTGATAAGACTGCTGGGTTTGGAGAAAGACTTGCTAAGGTTCTTGCTGCTGTAGGGGGTGCTGCAGCAGCTAATAGAGACCCGTTTATAGGATTGAACATGGCGGTGGGAGATTTGAAGGAAACGCTTGGGGAAGGGCTTCTGCCTGTATTGATTCCTATTGTAGAGAAACTAACAGAGGTTACTGCAGGGTTAACTACTATGCACCCAGAGTCGGTGGAAGGGGCTGGTAAATTTATTCTCCTTGGCACAGCCCTTGCTGTTGTTCTTGCTGGGCTTGCTGCACTTGTAGTCATTTTTCCTGCGGTTCTTACTGGGCTTACTGCCATCGGTGTGTCTGCTGCTGCTGCTGCTGGTGTTGTTGGAGTTGGTGCATTAATTGCAGCACTGTATGGACTTGGACAAGCATGGGATGCGAACCTTTTTGATATAAAGGGTAGAACAGAAACAGGGTTGAAGGGGATGCTTAATGGCTTTGGACGTTTCTTTCAAGGTATGACCCTGCCTCTCGACTCATTGATTACTAGATTTAACGACATAGCTGGAACCCATATACCCACACTATCTACTGCGTTGGATAAATTAGGAAATAAGCATATAGACTTTGGCAGGAGAGTTCAATACGCAGAAGATCGGTCTAGGTTGTTATGGGATACCTACAAGAGGAGTCTCCCAGTTGGAGCCGATTGGGGGGATGGTGGCCCTCCAGACATGACTGCACCAAGTCCTTCTGTCGCCTCTGCACTTCCTTCCGTTGGTGGTATGGGTGGTGGAACTGGAGGTGGTGCTGGAGGTATTTCAATCGCTACTGGTGGCGGTGGCGGAGGCAGTGGAGGATGGGGCGGGTATGGCAACCTTAACGATGCCATGAAGATATTTGCAGACCCCCGCTCTGAGAGTGGTGATTGGACTGCTACTCAATTAAAGGCAACAGGTATTGGAGGGGTTTGGAACGATGAATTTGGCAGGGTTACAATGCCAAGAACAACTAAGGCGAAACTTGAATTAGCTGGCAGAGATATAGGTCTTTCCATTGGAAATACGTTCGAGGATGATATGGAAAATTACGAAGGAATATAGTGAGTTATGGCTTGGACTTTATCGTTTCAGAATGACACGACAACCTTAGACCTTAATGATGGTACGAACTACACGGCCATGATGCCGTTTATGGCCCCTGTGCCTCAAAGAAGAACAGCCGTTGGTGGTCAGAACCTTGCCAGACATGGGAGCGATATTACGCAAAGGGTATATAACAACAGGGCAGTACAGGTTACTTTGCTTATAGGCGGAACGTCTCAAGACAACTTGATTGCTAATATCAATGCTATCAATTCGTTAATCGAGAGGGCTGCTGAGTATAGCGTAACAGGGCTAGGTAGTCAGGTTATACTCCGCAGGAAGTGGGAAGGTGCTACCAACCAGGTAGACTTCCACGTTCTTGATGGAAGCCTAGCTATCGGAGATGAGTTCTCTCCAGTGCATAGGATCAACACTAAGATAGCCAGGGCTTCACTAACCCTAGTCTGTAAGCCTTTTGCTTATGGTGCAGAAGAAACGATAGAGAACTATGTGCAGAACGCAGGGTTTGAACTATCAGGAACCGCACTTGGAGATTGGGGAGAAACCAAGACAGCTACAGGAACGACCACAAGAGACACGACTGTCAAAAAGAGTGGAGCAGCTTCTATGAAGTTGGTGATGACGGACTCAGGAGGAAGCGGTCAGGTTATAGAACGCAATCAAACTCTTACAGATGTAGATGCTGCTGAGGTCTGGTCGTTTCAGTGCTGGGTTCGGGTGGATGCTTTAAGCAACTGCAAGGTAGTTATGGAGTTGGATTACAATACTGGAACAGATGTTGAGGTATCCACCACAACCGTTAATGCCAGTGAATTCGTTAAGCTAACAGCCAATAATAACACCGTACCAGGTAGCGTGACCCAGGTTATTGTGAGGCTGCGCCTTGAAGCTACAGCAGCAGATGCTACAGGAACTGCCTATATAGATAACGTGATTGCCGTTTTAGCTTCTGCCGTTCCTACAGGGTGGGCAAGCAGTAGAAACATAGGGAATCACAATGATGAGACTGCACAGACAGATTGCAACTATATAGACTTTGCTGATACTGGTGGTGATGTTCCTGCTGAGTTGCAGTTGTTGGTTACAGAAGCACAAGCCCACACAGAGTTCTGGTCTGGTGCTAGACATGGGAGCCAGGTAGGAGATGACTTGTGGGTAGAAGGTGAAGCAAACGATGCTGCAGCAAACGTCCAAGCACAGTCTGGGTATACGTTCACAGTCAACGGAACGAGTTCATCTTCCTCCGAAAGTGCAGGGGTAGCAAGGCACGTTTATGTAGAAGTAAGCGGGAGTCCTTCTACCTATTTAGCTGCAGATACATACTACCGTCTTAACTTTGATTTTGCCTCGCCTCCCAGGGGAACTTATAGGGTTCTTGCAGGAGTGCGGATAGGAGAATCTTCTGGTGGGGGTAATACTCATGCTGCTGCTTCTTGGACATGGGGTATGAGTTACACCTATGGAGACGTTACGCTGTTGGATGATACGAACCCTGACACAGCCAGTTTTATCGCTATGGACGCTCAGACAATATCGGCAGGAAACTCCAGTGTCAGAAACATTTTGGACTTAGGAACAGTGACGATTCCACCTATAAATACTCCTGACAATATGACTGCTGCTACGTTTACGCTCAAGATATTTGGTGGATGGACTGGAGGAGCAACAGACCAGACATCTGCTAACCAAGACCTGGACTGGTATCTGGATTTCGTGTTCTTGCTTCCGAATGACCGTGGCAGTAACTACACTACAAAGACGAGTGGTACTGATGTTATTCTGCTAGATTCATTCAGCAAGGCCAAGGGTCTATACCTTGTTGATGCTTCTAATATAGTGCAGAGCTTTCCATCGTCTCAATTAGGTCGTTCTCCAGAACTGCATCCAGAGGGTACTCGCATTTATATATTAGCGAAAAACAGCGACGGTCATACGATAGCGGACACGTTTACGCTAAAGCCAACTTATAGGCCAAGGTTCTTGCAAGTGATGGGAGCATAATGGCCCTTGAGATACGGATGTATGACGGCAACCTAACATCTCCCACTCTATTGGATGACCTAACAGATAGAGCCAGTAAGTTGCAATTTTCGACAGCACTGAACGGGGGCTTTAAGGTCTGTAGGTTTAATGTATCTATGAGAAGAGAAGAGGCATGGCTCTGGTTGTCCAGGGAAGGGAAGAAGGGCAGACACTTTAGTCGTGTCACTGTTCACGACGGCCTGACCTTAGTTTGGGAAGGTCGGGTTATGGAGGTTCAGTTAAATATCCAGATGGGTGAAGAAAGCGTAACCGTAGTATGCTATGGGTACTGGAATGCTTGCCGTGACCAGTTTTACAGTATGGCAGACCATACAGATTGGACAGCAGGAAGTGGTCATTTTATCCATGAAATTATTGCGGAAATGCTTACCGAGGAATGTCCGGATATCAACAGCGACCAGAGCAATATAGCAGAAGGAACTGTAGACTTTGTTGGACTCAACTACACGACTAATGAATATCCGCAGACTCGTATAAATGAATTAACTGCCGTTTCCGATGCAGATCATGGGGTATGGTTCTTTGCTATATGGGACGACAGAAAGCCTTACTTATTTAAGAGAACTGTTGCGAAAATAGATTGGCATGTCTGGCTTGATTCGTTCCAGAACTTGAGTCTAGACCAGTCTGCAGTAGAGTTAAGGAATGCCATTCTGCCGTTCTCAGGAACCACGGAGAGAAGCACGGTTACAGATGCAGCCAGCTTGTTGTTGTACCCACGGAGAGAAGAAAAGTGGAACCTCCCCACTGGAATCGGGGCAACGCCCGCAGAGGATGCTGGCACTATGCACGTTACAGAACAGGCATATCCCAGGCAAAAGCAAGCGTTCTCAATCAATGGGAGTGTCTATAGGACAACAGCGGATTCGGGCGGTAAGCTAGAAGAAGTTCCTAAATGGTTTATCAGGGCAGGAGAGGTTATACGCATTCAAGATTTAGTTCCTGCTTCTGCTGCTTTAGCCCTTGATGATGTCCGCACCTTCTACATCATGGAAACGGTTTACGATTACGACACAGACTCATTACAAATACAGCCGGACAGGCGTTCACGCAAGCTATCTACTATCTTGCCAGGACTAATGACGTTAGAGCAATAAAGGAGGTTCCCATGTTGAAGATATTGATGAAGTTGTTATCTAAGGATAAACGTGCCATGATAGAACTGGCTTTGCGGATGGTGGACAAACTGGACACCCCGCAGGAAAGACAAGCTGTTGCCGAGTGGGGGCTAGAGGCGTTCAAAGACGGATATTTGTCTGTGCCAGAATGGGGACAACTGGGGGGCAAATTAGGGATTTTGACAAGCCCTAAGGCGAAGAACAACGGCGGGGGTAAGTCAGATGGTCGGTAAGTTGCGCCCTCAGATAATGGCTGCTATCCTTTGTGGAACCATTTTCGGAATTGTGGGTATGTGGATAGGGCTGGAG